TGATCAATTAAAGACTAACAACAAAATGGTCGAAAAGACCAACTCTCATCTTGAGACTTTTATCAAGAGTATCGATCGTTCGCGTTTAGATCAACTCGAAGCAATGAGAGAGTCAAGGAGAGGTGGTGATACACCTACAGCTGCTGGTGGTACCACTTCCCAACAAGGTGGTAGTAACATAGCTATGCTGATGGCTGGTATTGCAGCTGCAGTAGCAGGTTTCTTTTCAGGCATCATGGACTCTGTAAAGGCATTATTTAGCCTAACGAGATTAGATAAAGCATTTGCTGGTATCAAAGGATTGTTTACCAGTACAGGTGCAATAGGAAAACTGTTTACTGATTTCAAAGCCAGATGGTTGATGTACGTCGATGATGCGATGAGAGGGATTGGTAAACTATTTCAACCCATCACAGATGTATTCAAACCGAATGGCGCTGTCGGTAAGTTGTTTTTAAATGTCCGACTTCGCTGGGCAATGTTTGCTGATGATGCTCTTCGTGTTGTCGACAATGGTATCAAACCAATAACAAATATATTTTCAGCTGAAGGTAAGATTGCTCAGCTGTTTAAAGCAATTGCTAGACCATTCATGTTCCCGTTCGAAGGGTTCATTGATAATGTAGCAAAGCCATTCAGGTCATTATTCACTGTCGGTGAAGGAGCAATTAGTAAAATCTTCACCTCAGTTGCTAGGCCATTCCAGGTAGTTGGTACATTCATGGCTGACCTAATTAAACCTTTCACTACTGCATTTAATGCTGTCAAGGGCTCGTTTGCAATCTTTAGTGAGGGTGGTGCACTAATGAAGATCCTTGGTGGTCTAGGACAAACGCTTGGTAGATTGTTCTTTCCTCTTACGTTAATCATGACAGCATATGATACGGTCAAAGGAGCAATCACAGGTTTTGAGGAAGATGGTTTCCTTGGTGGAATTCAAGGAGCGATTACTGGATTGTTGAATTCAATTGTTGGTATCCCACTCGATCTATTGAAGAGCGCTGTATCTTGGATCATCGGCAAGATGGGATTCAGTAATGCTGAACGGATGCTCGATAGCTTTAGCTTCGAAGATATAATTACCAAAGCAATAGGTGGCGTGTTCAATTTATTTAAGAGTGTTGTCAATGGACTGCTAGAGGCAATTGCAACAGCTGTATCTGCTCTACCACTTGTCCCTGATTCAGTTGGTAATTCAATCCGTAGCCTGAAGTTTGATATGAGGCAGGAGACTGCTGCTGAAGCAAGTTCGCCTTATCAGATAGAGCCGAAAAGCGGATCAAATAATGTCGACCGACCACCGGCCGTCTCATCTTCTTCTGGTGTTTCTGATGGTGTTGGTCCTGTGTTGTCAACACAACCTCGTGTCCAAAATGGGATTGGTCCTGTTTCTTCAAGTACCAGACCTGTAACAGGTATGCAGAATGGTATTGGATCTGTACTAACAGAGCAGAGAAGAAGAACGGAGGCAGCTGCCGCTAGACAAGCTCCTCCGACTGTTATAAGCACAGGTGGTAATACTACCAGCAATGTAAGTCAGAATACTACCAATATGATAAGTGGCGGTATGCCCGCCACCCGTGATAGAAACGACTCTTATCAGCAGTATTAATCGTCCGCTGCTAGCTTAGCAAAGTACGACAACGTATCATCGTCATCAACACTCTCAGCTGTCGCTGGAGTCGACTTCGGAGCTGGTGCAGGTGCAACCTCATCCAAAGCAACTTCTTGCTTAGCAGTCCGCGGAGCAGACTCACCCAACACAGCTGCAAGACGAGCCTTTAGCTCATCATACGACTTGTAGTTCTTAGGATCGGTCCACTCTGACAAGTCATGTTGTTTGTTATACAACTCTTCCAACTTGGCTTCATCATCGCTAATCGCTGACACTGACTTGAACTCAGACTTGTCGTAGTTACGATACCCTTCGACGTTACGAATCTTCAGAACGAAGTCAGCACCTTCCCACATGCTAAATGGGCTCATGGGTTTCTCATCAGGAAACTGAGGCTGCATTACATCCATGATCTTGTCAAAGATTTTCTTACCGAAGCGGAACAACTTAACCTGACCTTCATTCTCAGGATTCGAAGGATCAGAGACAATCAGCACGTTCGCTACATAACGTAGGTTACGCTTACGCTCACGAACAATAGCCTTGTTCGATTCAATCCCAGAGTTCCATAGAAGCGCGTTTGCCTCGCCAACAGGATCTGGTTGGCCAATCGAGCTTAACGATTTCTCAATGTACCATTGACCAGTCGGGCCTTTGAACCCATGATCCCAATAACGGACCCATGGGGTAGCAGCATCAGCATCACCAGGAAGGAAACGCAACACAGCATAACCATTACCTGCCTTGTCAACAGTAGGTTGCCAGAATCGTTCATCCTTACCGGGGTTTTGTTTATTAGTAGCGCCGCTACCATTTGCTGCTTCGACCAGCTTAGAAATGTCGGTCGACTTACGTTTTAGATTTGCAAAAGACATATATTTCTCCGTATGTTTAATGTATGTTTAATGTATATTATAGCTGCTACTCAATCGAGTGGCAACTCGTTTTGTCGAGGAAGGAAGTTTAGCTTTCGCGCCTCCGCCTCGATCTTGTCCTTGATGATAGGTGAAATAAATTTCTTTACTTCCTCTAACTCAAGGTTGTGCTGTTCGCACAATTCTATAACAGCATCCATATAGGATGATTTATTTATACGAACGCTGTCTTCAACTAGTTGTGTAAATTTCTGTTTATTTAAGAATTCAGTTTCTTGTTTCTCTGTCACGTGCATCCATTTCTTTAGTCCATACTAGACCAAGGTCATCATAAAATGTTCCAACATTCCGCTTGACGTTTCCATCTTTATCATATGCCTTTGCTAGACATCTGCGGACCATAATACTCTCTCGCTTCTCACCATAGCGGAAGTCGAACCAGTCACCATACCTCAAGTATGCTTCCATGTTCGATATATAGGTTTCCACATCCAAGTAAGCTGAACGCTCTTTCGCGTCACTACTCTTATCCCAACCCTTCATCATCTCCAACTCTTGCTTGCAGCTCCGTATCCATTGACGGACATTAGCAACACTAAGAGGAGCATCATCAGGTAGGTTAGCAATATGTTCTGGATATGAACTTGATGTAGGACCTTTCGCCTCTCGTGCCTTCTTCAGACGTTCAGCTGCAGCCGCCTTCTGCTCAGCAGACATTGGCTTACGTGGCTTACGAGTCTTCCTTTTGAGGTCATCCTGCAATCCCATAGCAGCAGCCATCGCCTCAATTTTCTGACGGCGGGTGTTGGCTGCTTTCTGTGATGGGGTTAACTTCATGAGCGAGAGCGGCGGGCCCGCGACACGCGCTTCGGTTCAGGAGGGAAAGGAATCAGGTTAATCGAACCATCTTCCATCTCCTCTGCTTTGACAAATCCTTCTTGGATTAGAAAGTCAATAGTAGATTCCATAGTATCTTGTTTATTGCCTTCACCTTTCCACTTACCGAGAAGGTAACCACAACCGAGGAATATACCTCCAAACAATACTGTGAATGTTAAGGGGTCTAGTTCAAACGACATACGTACTCCTAAAAACAATATAATGTTATTTAGGGTAGAAATTTAGTCACGTTCTCAACCCGAAATGATCTCCACTCTTGCAGCTGAGTATCAAACGCTCTGATAACAGAGTCGTTATATTCTTTACCAACCTTTGGACGCTTGTCTTCAGGAATCATGCTTTCACATAACGTAGCAGACATAAAACGCTCTTCACCATTGACCTTGGTAAAGTAAACACTGACCCATTGCTTGCGCAGGATCTCAATCATTTCATCACGAGTCATCTTAACCATTTCTTAGTTTCTCCGCATCGTTGAATAGTCAGCAGGGGCATCGCCAGCACCAACGGCAACAAGATTAGACTTGTGCATGGTAGCAATCCCAACGATATAATCACCTGAGTATTGTTTACGTTCTGGTTTAGAGCAGACGGCCGCATTAGGAGTACTCCTGCTAGGATGTTGTGGTACATCTCTTATATATGGTCCAGGAGTAGACTTCAGTACCTCGTACTTCCACTTATCAGCTTTCTTGGGTTTAATATCAGCCCCTATAGAACGGAGCCACTCATTGTACTCACGCTCGCGTTGCTGCCAGCCAGGTTTCTTCTTTGCCTTGATCTTCATGAGAATACTTTCAACAAATAACCATGCAATGCTTTGAACAACACTGCGTCATCATACATAAGCATTATAACGAATACTAGACCAAGAATCAACCTCATACGCCTAGTCCCATACCAGCAAGGATAAAGTCCTGCGCTTTCTTCAGAGCAGCCTGCTTCGATGTCGCTACACGGATACCTGAGATGATCTCGTCCTTCCGCTTCTGCTTGCCGCCACCATTCTGTACAAAGTCCTCACAAATAATCTTGAACTGGCCAAGATCAATACTCGATTCGTACATTGCATACAAACGCTTCAGCGCATCCTCACCGAGAGTATCATTCTGTAAACGAGCCTTGCTCGAGCTTTGTGTCTTCAGTACAGCCATGTTACGCTCCGTAATAAGGACTAGAAAGGTCCGATTGATCTTCAGACTGAGCTATCTCGTCATAGATTTCCTCGACGAGGTTCAATGCAAAGTCCCGATCAACATCAAAGTCGATTGCAATGATTCTTGCGATCTCTTGATCTTCCATACCATCAGCAAGCATCTCGCTGACACACAAATGAATTTCACCCATCCTAGACATCTGCACTCTCCAATAACATCTTGTTAAAGTTATTATCCTTCTCAAGGATCAAACGGTCAACATTAAGGTCAAGTATCTTCTGCTCGATCTTAAGGTTCGTCTCATCATCAAAGCAGCCCTGCTGCTCATGGAGATTAACTAGTTCCATGTAGATAGCATCTAACTGCTCTTGTCGTGATAGTCTCTTCTTAGCCATGATTACAACCTTCCAGTACCAAATTTCGTCCAACGCTCAGCATCCTGCTCACGCTCCTCTCGGCAGTAAATGCCTAACAGGTGCTCAAGACTTTCAGCCTTGGCGGTGTCAAACGTAGCCAGCGCTTCCGCCAGGGTGTTCATTTCGGTCTTCGACAACCGCATAATCTCACTCGCAAGGTTTTTCATTATTTACTTCCATTTCCAACGATAAATCGTCTTATCAAGAACCTTCACTTCCGTAGCCGTATGGCCCTCGCATGAGGCCTTGGTCTCAGCAAAGATCTTTGCCGTGCTATAATCAGGGGCAAATGCCTCAATCTTATACCACTTATCATCTTCAAACCTCACTGCGAGTTTGTACCACATTATGCATTCTCCTTTGCATTGGCCATCTCAAACAAAATGAATTTTGCAACGTTCATCTGCTTACGAACAGCGTCGGCATTCGCATCGCTCATAGCAATCAGCTCCTGACAATCAGACAGAATGCTAGCAACAACCATCTCAAGGCCAGAAAATTCAGCAGTGGTTGATTTCATGTACTGCTCACGGATATCTTGCTCTGACATACCGTAGGCTTTGGTTTCGAATTCTGTCATGATAAACTCCTGTTTGCGTTTGTGTTGAATTAATTATCTTCGGGATTCGGGTTCACGTCAACAGAATAACCTGACTTTTTGGTCTGGTTATTCCGTGCTACTTACACTGGCAGAGCACGCAGCGCGTTGTAGTAGTACGTAGTAGCCCCTGCCCGGGTCATTGGTAGTTCGATCGAGAGTTTGGTAATCAACTCGTCTTTTGGCACTGTCGCGTAAAAAGTCTCCACTATCACGTTTGCACGCTGCTGCTTCGTGGGGGCTTTTGAGCTACGTTTCACTACTGCCCGGGGAGTTTTCGCCCGGGGAGTCTTCGCTGCGACTTTTTTCGCAGGGGCGGTGCGAGTCTTCGTTTTCTCGTCCCACTCAGCGTCCTCAGGAAAACCTGGGTACTTTGAGTCCAAAGGACGTGCAACATCCATCAGCCACAGGTTGTAGTGCTTCAACTTGCGGCTGAGATAATCGTTGTATTCGCGTGTGAATTCCATTTCAGACTCCTGTTTGCGTTAGCGTTAGAGTCTATTATCGCGGGATGTCGACATCACGTCAACAAGTACCCTACAAAAATGTATGGGTATTATTCCCGCCCGGGGAATCCTGCCCGGGGGTATATCCATGCATCCGGATATTTACTTATTGTTGAATTCGGATAAATCTAAGGATAATTGATTTTCATCTACAAAATAATCCATGTTAGATGAATCAGATAAATCAACGGAAATTGTTTGATCTAAATCTTCATATGAAATTCCATTAAATGGTATTCCACCTCCAAGATCTAAATTAATATTATTATAATTGTTTTCTGTATTTTCTTCCCAATTATTAATAAACATTACTTTTTGATCTTGTGACCAATTAATTAAATAATCATTTTCTTTATCAAATAATTCTAATACATTATCTAATTTCATTTCCTCAACACGAACAATTTCTTCACCATTATGATTCTGAGAGAATTCTTTTAATCTGCCTTCATCAATATAATGTTGTAATTCATTTCCTTCAATTGCATTTGTAGGAACGACATACGTATGGGTAAACATACTATTTGTTCGAATTACATAAAAAGATTTATTACTCATACTCAATTACCTCTTCCCACGTTGAATCACCTAATAAACGAACTGTCATCTTATGTTTGATGTAGTCAGGCCAAGCATTATTCCATTTGGGGTCATTCAAAGATAGAATGTATTCTTCTTTGAATTCATCATAATACACAAAATAGATTTTACCATGTACTGGTTTGAAAGAGAACATGCATTTGTGCATCACTTCGGATACCGCCATCCGATTCATCAACGAGTCCGCTTGTTTCTTCAGAACAGCGACCTGCTCCATGATTCTGTCGTATTGCTCCTTTGCATGGAGCTTACCAGCATTATGGATTACATCTTTCTCGTGCTTAACATCAATAGGTGCAAAAGCGGGTGCACCTACTTCCATTGGATATGCAAGAGCATATCTCTTATCTGCATCTTCTTTACTTACATCCATATCAAATGTTATAACTCGTATGATAAATGATGTATTTCATTACTCGAGCATCGCCACCAGGTAACGCCCATACTTCTAGAGGTGTACTACCACCAAACTGAATATTTGGACTGTTCCACCATTGTTTCACGAAGCTGTCAGATCCTAACATTGACTTCAGCCATTTATTGGCTTCAGCCATCGAAGCAGGGATGTCATAAGAGCTGGCCATGGTCTATCCTATAAATAAAGTTGTTACCAATATCTATAATTATAATTCAAGGGAGATAATATGGCAACACAAAAGAAACAAGTAACGATTGATGAAGATGCTGTAGCTGGCATGGATGCTAATGGTGATGGTCACATCTCCAAAGAAGAATACGAAATGGAGCTTGAGTTTAGACGCAAGGCTCTAGAAGACAAAGACGCTCAAAGAGATGCCATTCGCAAAATGGCTTGGTTCTCGTTGTTCGGTCTTCTACTATACCCAATCGGTATTTTCTTCACATCAGCATTTGGCCTAGACAAAGCTGCAACTCTGATTGCTGACATTGCTCCAACATACTTTGCATCTATTGCAGTGTTGGTATCAGCATTCTTTGGTGCTGACGCTATTGCTAATAAGGGTGCTAAGAAGTAGTGTCATCAAATGTGCTTGTGTCCCACTTGACACAACGCACTTCTTTCATCATGATAGGAGGGCCAGGAGGTTTCATTAGATCTTGAATCCTCGGGTCCTTCGCTAATTGAAATAGATCACTCATACATTCGTCTTCTGTACGAAAGAACTCCATTGCATTGATCCGAGTTTCACACATCTCGGCCTGTCCTGCTGTATTGATAGCGCAGAACAGTACTAGTGCTGTAAACATAGTTTACCCCTTATAGATTTTTTGTAGATAAGTCTCAAACTCCTCTACCTTTTCGAGGCGGTTAGGCCACAGGATATAATCCTTTTCAGGATTCTTCTTCAGGTTATTCAGGAGTGGGGTAACAGCGTTGTATAAATTGTCAAGGCGCTCTTGGAGCGTCTGGGCTGTAGTCGACTCAGTATTAACTTGCTGTTGGGCTTTCTGTACAGCCTCCAGCTCGTCCTCGTTGACAGCAGTAAAACCAAAATCGAATATATCAGCCATTGCCTTGTCCTAAAAACTATTATTTATAGGGTGAACCTTTTTACCACATGTTCAGGTGACGGGGTGAAGCCGACCAGTGCAAGTTTATAGTCGTTCCGGGACTGCCCAGAGTGGCACCATCCATTCAATTATTACGAGGGAATGGAACCTCGATGTGGTGCCCTTGGAGGGACTCGAACCCCCACGCTCTCGCACTAGAACCTAAATCTAGCGTGTCTACCAATTTCACCACAAGGGCATGTTGGTGCCGGTTGTCGGATTCGAACTGACCACCTACGCATTACAAGTGCGTTGCTCTACCAAATGAGCTAAACCGGCTATTGTGCTGCCAATACTATTTTACAAATATGTTCTAATCTTTCAATGTGTTCAAAAGCACGCCACGGTGTTTCATCAATAGCAACGACTCCATGACCCTTGATCCCAATAATATCGTATTGTACATTACCTTGATCGTCTAAGGCAAGGTTTTTATGACATTGGTCTCCAAGTTCTTGACTGATCGGAGCAACATCAGGAACAGTTGGTCCAACTTTTGTATATCTTCCCAGTTCAGGGAAATGTTCTACCAGAGTATGTAGGTCTATCTTTTTGTGCATCGCTGCGATGCAGTACGTTGGATGTAAGTGGACAACGACTCGTGTTTCTGTCTGAGCTGGGAGAGTTTTTTGTATACCAAAGTGCAGAGGGAGTTCTCCACTTGGTCTGAGACCATCACTAAGGTCGGTATACGATAGCTCTCTCGTTGTTTTCTTTCCATCTTGTTCCTCTACAATCATCTTCTTCCACATTGCAGGCTGTAGATCAGGCTTACGAATTGCAGAAGGTGTGATCCAAAAATGGTCGCGATCATGCCAACGGACAGAGATGTTACCATCCCGCGCCGTTATCCAATTGCGCTTGTAAGCCTCGCGCATGAGGTCTGAACAAGTCTCTAACATTATACAGCGAAACTACTTCCACAACCACACGTCTGTCTAGCGTTTGGATTGTCAATTACAAAACTACTGCCCATTAGCTCTTTTTTCCATTGTATAGTTGCACCCTCAAGGTATTGCATAGACATCGCGTCTACAATCAGTCCTTCTATTTCCCAATCATCTTCATTCATAATCTCATCAAAAGTAAAACCGTAATTAAATCCAGAACAGCCGCCGCCCTGAATAAACAGTCTAACTTTTAGATCAGGATTACCTTCCTCTGCTAGAAGGTCTTTAATCTTCTCACTCGCATCCGCAGTTAGTGTCAACATTTTTACCTCTATAGTCAGCTACCGCTGCTTTGATTGCATCTTCTGCAAGTATTGAACAGTGTATTTTAACAGGGGGAAGGGCGAGTTCCATAGCAATCTCGCTATTTTTAATTTCTTCCGCCTGTTCGAGGGATCGTCCTTTAACCCATTCAGTAACAAGCGAACTTGATGCAATCGCACTTCCACACCCGTAGGTTTTGAATTTAGCATCGGTGATGATTCCCTCCTCAACTTGGATTTGAAGTTTCATCACATCACCACAGGCAGGAGCTCCTACCATACCAGTACCAACGTCATTACGAGACGGATCAAGTTTACCCACATTGCGTGGGTTCTCATAATGATCTAATACTTTTTCTGAATATGCCATATGATTAGAATTGATGTGCCTCTGTTGAGGCTTTGTTAGCTACCGTGCTGGTAGCACCAACAGCTTCACTAATAATATCAAAATAATCTACACCAACTTCTCGTTGATGCTTCACCGTGGTAAAGCCACGTTCTTGTGCTGCAAACTCCTCTTGCTGCATATCACTGTATGCTGCCATGCCTTCTTTAGCATATGCTTCGGCAAGATTAAATGTTGCCAGGTTAGCCAGGTGAAATCCAGCTAGTGTAATAAACTGGAACTTGAATCCCATCTTACCAAGCTCAGCCTGGAACTCTGCACATTGTTCTCTTGTTAGGTGCTTACGCCAATTAAAACTAGGGCTGCAATTATAAGCAAGCCACTGATCAGGATACTGTGCATGTATCGCGTCGGCAAATTGACGAGCCACCTCCAAGTCAGGTGTGCTAGTTTCAAACCATAAGAGATCAGCGTAAGGGGCATAAGCAAGACCTCGAGCAATACAAGCGTCAAGACCGTTTTTGAATTTGTAAAAACCTTCCTCAGTACGTTCATTGATAATGAAGTCCTTGTCTAGTGGGTCGTGATCAGAGGTGATAAGCGTAGCTGCTTCGGCATCTGTACGAGCCATAATAACAGTACCTACACCAGCAACGTCTGCTGCCAACCGAGCTGCGTTCAGAGTCCGAATCATCTGACTAGTCGGCACCAACACCTTGCCACCCAAGTGACCACATTTCTTTTCACTTGCGAGTTGATCCTCGAAGTGAACTCCAGCCGCGCCAGCCTCAATCATATGATACATCAACTCATAGGCGTTGAGAGCGCCGCCAAATCCTGCCTCTGCGTCTGCAACGATCGGAAGGTAGTAGTAGGTGTTCAATTTACCTTCTGCCCATTCAATCTGATCGGCGCGCCGTAGAGCGTTGTTGATGCCTTTCACTACTTTAGGTACAGAGTCAACTGGATACAGACTCTGATCTGGGTAAGTAGTGTTCGCAGTATTGTTTGCTGCAGCAACCTGCCATCCCGAAAGGTAGATTGCCTTCAGACCGGCCTTAGCATGTTGTACAGCCTGTTGTCCATTATATGCGCCAAGCGTATTGATGTATGGCTCTTTTGCTAATAGCTCTCTTAAACGCTGTGCGCCGAGCTTAGCAATAGTATGTTCTATTTGAACAGAGCCTCTTAGCTTATTTACGTGTTCTGGTGTGTAGTTTCTTTTTTTCATTCTATCAACTTATCTTGGAAGTCTCTTTTTTCCTGGTATGTTCTTTCCTTAAACAATCTTCGAGGGTTTGAACATACCGGGCATCCTGGATTGCCGCAATCCATAGCGTGGTGTTTAACATATCTGTGTGCCTCATCGATTTGATACCCATGAGACTTTGCAATAGCCTTTTGCTTGTCAATGTGAACGTCATCTTGCCACCTACGCTTTGAATGGTTGAACTTAGTTGTTTCATCAGACATAACATACACCTCCATTAAGTGAGAGTACTGTCATCCGTGTATAATATATTTAGTATATAACCCTGACAGTTAGGAATAGTGCGTAAACTATTTTGTCAACGGACTCTCACTTAATGGTCGGAGATGAGAGATTCGAACTCCCGACCCACTGGTCCCAAACCAGTTGCGCTACCAGACTGCGCTAATCTCCGATCACTTACCCTGTCCTCGATAGGACTTAAAACTTCTCTTCTTACCTTTATTCATGGAAGAACGCTTCGCTTTCCCACCTTGACTCGTTCTTTTTTCTAATTTTATTTTACCAGCTGTTGGTAGGTCACCAATACGTTTTGCCATGTTATCTCCTTAATTCCATCCTTGCCACTCTGATTGTAGGTCAGAAATAATCTCCCACATATTTTCCTGTAGGATGTCACGACCCTCGTCATCCCAGTCTTCCTCTTCTTCGTCCCAGTGTTCAGCCAAATCTTCAATTCGTTCGTTAAAGATATCCCTTAACTCTTCCCATTCCCACACAACAGAGTCTTCAACACCTTCGCTTGTAATAACTGATGCACCAACAAAGTTTGGCATCTCATCCTCAAACGAGACATCCACAGATACACCTTCGCTGACAGGTTCGAGTTGTTGCAACAGCAGAGCGATACCATCTTCAGGATACCCCCAAGCGCTTACAAAGATTGCATAGTCTTCACCATACTCTTCTACGTAGCACCACTTTGGACCAATGTATGCAGTGTTCCAATTGTAATCAGTAACATCATCTGCTGTTGTCTCATCAACACCAACAAACGCGAGACCAAACCATGCCCGCTCACCAGCGTCGGTTAGCTTCATTAACCGTTGGAATTCAGCTCTACCTTCTTCCGTAATGTTACGGAAGCTCATGTTTGTTCTCACGTGATTAGCCATAATTTATTTCCTACTCTTTCTTTGTTGTGCTGCAAGCATTACTGTAGTAGCGCCTTCAATTGCTCTACTGGTATGAATTATACCAAAAACAACAAACGATAGCAACACCAAAGTTCCTACTAACATATGTTACTCCATAATTTCAAAGTGTGGAGCATCAATGAAAGGACGACGACCTTCGGCACGACGTGTGTCGACATAGTCATTCATAGCCTCTTCCATTGTGCCTTCCCAATCGCGGATGTCGCTGATATGCCATGCAGCGCCCCAACGAATAGGTACGTCAAGCTCTTTAGCAGCTGCCTTCATGGCATCAGCAATCTCGTCATAGACGTTCAATTCCCAACAACCACGACCAGCAACATAAGCCATAAGATCAACAGCAAGACCGTCAATATGCTTCGACTTCATTGTTTTGCTAGCGCCCTTGGCAACCAGAGCTTCTTGCTCTTCGATCGTACGAAGGCCTTGTGTAACACCAAAGTCAACTTCAGTCAACTCAATAGCACGCATAACACAATCAACCAATCGTTGATCTACACCTTCCATCCGGTCGATGGATCTTTGTGAAAGTTTAAATCCCATAACACCTCCTTTAAAGTAGATGTAATTATATAGACAAAAAAAGAGGAGGACTTATTTGTGTGCCTCCTCTTACCTTCACACGGTGTACGACCATTATATCAGTTTGCGAGTGGATTGTCAAGCGCTTGTTTGATCTTATCGTCCATTTCTTTCTTGACTTCCTTGAGACCTCTGTCTACTTCTTTCTGTAGATCTCTCATCTCATTTCGAGCCACCTTTAAGTCAGCATCAACTTGACGTTGTTGTTCCTTTGTTGAACGCTCTACATCCTCTACAACTTTCTCTACTCTACGAATATCTCTCTTTAAATCATTTTTAATCTCATTGGTGTATTCTGTGGACTGCTGCACATTGGCAGCAATCCCTTCCATCTTCTTATCAACTGCTGTCAGTCGCTCGTTGATACCGCTGAGGTCAGGAGCAACATAACTTTGAATCTGCTCCTTCATCTCCATGTAGTCTTTATACACCTCAAACGCACCGTACAATGAACCGAGGCCTGCGGATACAATTGCGAACGCTGCGCTAATTGTCATCGCAGTCATCTTAATACCGAACAGACGAAACTCTTTGTTCTTGAGACCTTCTACTTCTTCTTCAAACTTATTAATACCTTCTCCCAAGTCTGCCACGATTTTATCTCCTGTACTGTTGTCCTACCATCTCTTGATGTAACCTGTCTGACCCTAGAGCTCTCATCGCTCTCCTGTTGTCTACATTGACTTGACCTTTATAGATCTCTTTTGGTGCATAGAACGAAGCGTCTGCTAGTTGCGTTTGATATGCACTAAATCCTGCAGGTGTTGCAGCAAAGTCATTCATGCTTACGCCACCCGCTGCAGCTTCGTTAGGCTGCTTCTTTTGCTCTGCTTGTTTCTGCTGTGTGCTCGGAGTGTCTGTTGATGTTTCCATCTGCATAGATTGAGCAGTTGACTCTTGCATGGACTGAAGAGCTGTGGCAACTTGCTGTTCTTGATCCTTAGCGTTAGTAGCCTCTTCGCTCGTCGATTGTTCTATACTTGCTCTCACTGTCGCAAGTATCTGTGCTTGATCTGT